AGGCATACCATTTCAAAAAACGTCGACAAGCTCGTTCCCCTTTTTTAGTACGAGCTTGTACTTTATTTAGTACAGTTAGTAAGAACAGCATTATAATGTTCACAAAATGTTCACATTATATTAAAAGATTATACACCAATTTTATTTTTCAAACTGATATAATGTATATAGAAACAAGGAAATGAGGAATTTAGTCAAGCAGTTGTAAAGGCATCTGATGAATAGTCAATTGTAAGTGATAAGCATACTTGTTAAAAACAAGGATGTTCGTAAAGTAGGCAGACTAACAGAGATGACACAGCACCTTGTTACTGGTTGAATGGGGTATCGCTTTAAGATAAAGTAAAGGAGTAAGTAAATGAAGGTTAAGGAATTATTACCTATATTATTTAATATTGAACAGGTGAGAATTTGTAAAGCTGATAAAAACGTTGAATGGTGTGGGTATGCATTTTCAATACCCAAAAAATATTATAATGATAATATAGATAAAGTGTGTTCGTTTCCGATTGAGTATTCTAATAGTTGCACTTATATTTTTATTAAATAGAAGGGAGTGAAAAAAACTTGCACGCACAATATTTAGAAGTAGTTAAAGCACTAATACAATCATCATCAGAGTTTATTAATTGTAGAGTTGAAACATATATTGAACCCTCAATATCATCAACAATCTTTTATATATACGCTGACGGCTATAAACACATATTTAAAGCCCCATTCGGGTTGCTTGAGTCCGATATCACGGCTACAGCATTAGCAGAAATTATAATAGATGAAGTAAAAGAATGGAGGGATAAGTTAAACGAAACTTAAAGATTTAATTAGCCTTATGGAAATAGATATTATTGTGACGGAGGATTAACAAAATGGATATATATAATGTATTAGTTATGTTGACATTTATTATGATATCAATAATGATGATTAGTCAATATATTGACAGTGAAGTACTGAAGGTTTGTGATGTATTACAATTAATGAATATATTACCTTGCTACGAAGTAAAAGCGTTTAAAAACGGAAAGCGCATTAAAACTAGTGCATTGATACAACACATCAATAGCCCAGTTAAAGCTCACGAATTAAAAAACGGTATTCTTTACATAGAAATTTATTAGTTTTTTGAAATTTTCTGTTAAATGTGGTAATATACTACTTGTAAGGAGGATATCAATATGGTACTTTATAATTTATATTTAGTTTTAAATGATGAACCAATTATGATTTATGATAAATGCATGAAAATGATGAGATTTGAGGGTTCATCAAATGATATTCCAGAGATTTTATTCGACAGATACGTCCACTATATGACTATTGCACGTATCCATAAAGGTGATTACAAACAGTTAATAGTTATTGACTAGCAGTAACCAAGCTGAGGGTGGTGCAATCCCACCCACTAGTCTTTGCACCAATGGTGCATGTTATAACAAGTTACAACAAGTTACCAAAAAACTCATTACAAAGAACAAGGAGGAATTAAGATGAGAAAACCAAGCGTAACAAGAACAATCAACACACTAAACATCACAGTATTAGGCATGGATACAGTTTTGTGCGAGCCTATGACCAAGACTTACCCAATTTATGCAAGTGAAGCGCCGAAAGATGAAGCTAATCTGTTTAATTACATTCGTAAAATGTATGAGACAGATACCTTTAAAATCTCAGCAATCACAGACAAGGCGGCAGTTACAAAAACATACACTATGCCATTAAGCAAGTACATTGAAGAAGCAGAGGAAGTAAAAACAGACGAAGCAGAGAAAGTAAAAACAGACGAAGCAGACACAGCGCAGTAAATAGGGGGTTATTATCATGTTATCAAAGAAAGAATTATTTAATGCAAAGGCATCATCACAGAAAATCGAGAAAGGGTTACAGATTGATGTTGTTAATGTCGGCTCATATGATGATACTGACAAAGACAGCAACCCTGTAACGGTCTCAGTTCTTGTTGATAAAGACGGAACAGTTTTTACAAGCATTTCTAAGACTGTTAATGAAGCGCTAGATATGCTTGAGGATATTATATTAGACGATGGCCACGCACTTATTGAGGTATGCGAGAATACTTCCAATAGTGGCAGAAAATTTTATCAGTTAACGGTATTGTAAATATCGTTTTTTGCAAGAAGGGAACTAAAATGAAAAAAAAAACAATTTGTATTATTGGGTCAATGCCACAGTTATCAGAAATCAAGGCAACACGTGATAGACTACACCAGAAAAACTGTGATGTAAGAATACCTAACACAACCATTCCCTGTCTTGAAGATTGCATTAATGAATGTTATAAAAATATTCGTGAGTGTGAAGAAGTTTTAGTTATAACAAAACCGGACGGAAGTGTAGGCGAGAGCGTAATGCATGAGATATGCTTTGCTATGTATTTTCACAAAAGATTTATTTTGCATAAAAGTTATTAAAAACAATGAAGGGGAGGGGAGGCTTTTACCTTCCCTTTTATTAGTCTATAAACACATAGGGAGGGATAAAGTGTATGGGTAAGACAACTAAGAAGTCACAGCTCTTAAAGGAATATAATAAAGAGCGAAATCGAATTAAACGATTTATTAGATACGCTGAAAAAAGAGGGTATGTGTTTGAACCCAACCTTATACCACCAAAACCAAAAACTATAACAAGTGGTTCAATAAGAAGGCTGTCAAAGATTAGACCTGCACAGCTTTATAACAAAGCTTATGCCATCAGTGCAGTAACAGGACAGCCGATAACAGTTGAGCAGAGAAAAAGAGAAATCAGAGAAGAAGCTTCTAGGAAAGCATGGGAAACTAGGAGAAGAAAAAAAGACCAAGCTGACTATAATAGAATTAAGTCTGATAGAGAATGGCAACAAATGTTTCATGCATCAAGGATAGTATGGGATAAAGTGCAATCAATGATAGCAAATGTTGGTGTACAACAATCTCAGTCAGCAGACCTATTAAACAATCTTTTAAACACACAAATTGAACAGTATGGGGCAGACTCCGTTCTGTATTCCATAGCACAGGCTGGCGAGGATTTCTTATCAACTTGTGAGACTATAATTAAATATCACCCCAATAGTGCTGTATCAAGGACAGCCGTTCAGCATTTATATACATTAATAAGTGGCAATTTACCAAGCGATGCAGAACAGGCAGAAATTGATAAGGCATTAGCCAACGATGAAACTTGGGAAGAAATATGAGAAAGCAGATTAAATATATGGTAGGTGATTTTGAAACCACAGTTTATGAAGGGCAGACATTCACGGAGGTGTGGGCATCAGCAGTTGTCGAGCTAGGCTCAGAGGATGTTAAAATTCACCATTCTATTAGGGAGACTTATAATTATCTTTATAACTTAAAGCAGAATATTTGTATATATTATCATAACTTAAAATTTGATGGTTCATTTTGGTTATCATTTTTACTAACCGATTTGAAATATGAACAAAAACTTTATGTAAATCCGAATAACGAAAATGATGTGCACTTTTTAAAAGAAAAAGATTTAACGCCAAAATCTTTTGTGTATTCAATCTCAGACATGGGGCAGTGGTATAGTATACTTATCAAGACACCATATGCATTGATTGAGATTAGAGATAGTTTGAAGCTCTTGCCGTTTTCAGTTGAACAAATTGGGAAAAGCTTTGAAACAAAGCACCGAAAATTAAATATGGAGTATAAGGGACATAGATATGCTGGTTGTACAATTACACCTGAAGAAAAACGTTATATTGCTAACGATGTGTTGGTAGTTAAAGAAGCATTAGAAATTATGCAATTTGAGGGGCACTTAAAACTTACTATCGGCTCTTGTTGTCTCTCTGAATTTAAAGCTACACTTGACAAACAAGACTATCAAGCATTTTTTCCCGATCTAACACAGTTTAAATTAAACCCACTTGAATATAAATACTCAAATGCAGACGAGTATATAAGACATTCATATAGGGGTGGATGGTGTTATTTAAAGAAAGGATGTGAAAACAGAATTTACACCGAGGGTATAACGGCAGACGTTAATAGCTTGTACCCTTCTATGATGCACTCAGAAAGTGGAAATTATTACCCATATGGTCAACCAGTTTTTTTCAAAGGTAAAATCCCACCAAAATGTCTTACAGACCAATATTATTATTTTGTTCGTATTCGCACACGTTTTTACTTGAAAGAAAATAAATTACCATTTATACAGATTAAAGGCAGCTTTTTCTATAAGGCTACTGAAATGCTTGAAACATCTGATATAGTTGATAAAGATACAGGAAATGTATGCACATGGTACAAAGATTTTGACGGAAATATTAAAAAAGCTATTGTTGAAATGGTACTTACTCAAACTGATTTTGAATTATTACAGGAGCATTATAACCTTGTAGATTTTGAGTTATTGGATGGATGTTATTTTAGAACTATAACAGGAATTTTTGACGAGTATATTAATAAGTATAAAGAAATTAAACAGACTAGTAAGGGGGCAAGGCGAACACTAGCAAAACTCTTTTTAAATAACTTATATGGAAAACTTAGCAGTTCGGATATATCCTCTTTCAAAGTGGCAAGGGAGAAGGATGATGGCTCACTAGGTTTTACAACATTTGAAGAACACGAAAAGAAAGTTATGTATATACCCATAGGCTCAGCAATAACAAGTTATGCTAGAAATTTTACTATTCGAGCCGCACAGCAAAACTACAAATATTTTGTATACGCTGACACGGATAGTATACATTGTTGTACTACAAAGAAAAATATTAAGGGTATTAAAATACACCCCAATAATTTTTGTTGTTGGAAATTAGAGAGCTTTTGGGATAAGGCTATTTTTGTTCGCCAGAAAACATATATTGAGCATGTTACACATGAAGATGAAGAACCAATTAATATTCCATACTATAATGTAAAATGCGCTGGTATGCCTGATAGGTGTAAGGACTTGTTTCTTAAATCAATGGAGGGGGTGACAGATGAAGAACTTGAGAAATACCCACCAATTCAACAGGAATTTTTAAAAACAAAAAGAACACTAGCTGATTTTAAACAGGGGTTAGAAGTATACGGAAAACTCCGACCAGTGAGAATAAGGGGAGGAATAGTATTACAAGAGACAACATATAAAATGCGATAATGTTTCACGTGAAACATAACAAAAGAGACAGAATTAAATCTGTCTCTTTTAATATATCTATAACGTTAATTCTTAATGCATGGGTAGGCATACACCCAACTACAGAGACATGTCTTATATTTCAAAGAGCCTTCCACGTCTATGTTACAAAAATAACTAACGCAGATACCGCTAATAATACGCTAACGCTTTAAGTATACACTCTTTACAATCGAGTGAATAAAATCTAAAACAACCCCTATCAAAGAAGTATCTCATATAGTCAATCAACCACACATTATTTTTGAGCATTACATAATTAATATTGTGGTCGTCTGTTGTAACTGAAATCCTTTGCTTAAAATCTGTATCAACTTTTTTATCACAATAAACTATGCTTTCCTCTTCAAACATTTTAACACCATATTCTTCACCCTTATATTTAAGCGTACATAAATATCGACTCTGACCTCTCATTTTTTCAATGAAAGCATTATTATCATTAAGGTAAACATTCTGTGACGCATAGGCTACATAATTAGATTTGTTAAAAGCTCTATTGAATAGTGAACTTTCTTGTAACTTAGAAGCACTTTCATTATATCCCTGTTCAAGAACAAACCCATCGCCACGTAAAAACTTCACGTTAGATGTGAGTCTGTTAGTAATATCTAATGCAATGTAATAAGGGTTTAATAGCGTCACAGCGTTTGAAATCATTATTACGGGTACATATCTAACTTGACTGTTATTACCCCTTGCTATTGATGTATGTATACTTATAAATTTATTAACTTCATCAGCACAATAATGGTTTGTCTCAGACTGAAATTCGTCAAGAAGTATTCTTGATACATCACTTAGATAATGAGAATATTTTTTTACTTTATCCGCACAATTTAGCGCAACAGCATAGCCACAGGATTTCCCTTCATCCTCTTCATCGTATGCACTACACAAAAATAACTCGTACATTTTACTATTACCAATTTGTACAGCTTTCATGGTGTATGCTGAGAAAAAAAGATTATGTATGTCCTTAAAGAATTTGTCAGCGGAGTCCTTTAACTCGTCTTGAAATCTGTAGAGTAGACAAAATTTCTCATTATATTTTAAAAACCGATTAACTAAATATCTATTAAAATATGTGGTTTTTCCAGCACTTCTATTTGATGTTGATATATAAATTTCTGGTACATTTCCATTAATATCTTTCATGCTTAATAGCTTAGTGCCATCATAGTATTTTATTTCTTTCATTTATCCACTTCCTTTAGTTTATTATATCAAATTATCCACAATTTGTCAAATTAATGTTGATAATTTGTGGATAATATGATATAATAAGAAAAAAGAGAGGAGGTCAACATTATGATTAATGACTTATCAACACTGATTTCAACACTCGGCTTTCCAATAGGAATGTGTCTAATTATGTGTTATTACATCAACAAAATTAATGAGGCACATAAGGAAGAGACAGACAAGTTTGCAGAAGCACTCAACAATAATACAGTCGTGCTTCAAAAACTTTGTGATAAGCTTGAGAGTGAGGTGTATGTCAATGACAAGTAGTGATATTGTAGCAACGGCAAGGACATACCTTGGAAAGCCCTATGTATGGGGCGGAGAGTCTGAGTCTGAGGGTGGATATGATTGTAGCGGTTTTGTATATTCTGTACTTAATAAGTGTGGCATGAAAGTACCAAGAACTACAGCACAAGGTTATTCGTCATTAGGCAAAACGGTAACAAACATTAAGAGTGCTGACTTACTTTATTTCGGTAAATCAGTCAAGAGAATTACTCATATAGCAATTGCTATTAACAGTACACAAATGATTGAGTCGAGAGGAAATAGTAAAAATACAAAAACAAACAAGGGTAAGGGTGTTTCAATTACTAATATTTCTCACCGAAACGACTTAGTACTTGTTAAAAGAATTGTTGATTTTAAAAAGGAGAAATTAACAACTATGTCTTTATTGAAAAAAGATACTAAAAATAACGATGTCACTGTATTTGAGATACTAATGTCAAAGTTAGGGTATTATACAGGTTCAATTGATACACACTACGGTAAAGGCTGTGTATCTGCATGTATTAATTTTCAGAAAGACCACAACCTTTTACAGGATGGTGAGTGTGGGAACAATACTTGGAAAGCGCTTCTTGCTGAGGTGATTTAATGGCATGGATTGCAATTGAAGGTACTAGGAAGTATCTGACACAATCGCAGATGGAGACCAACGCTGTAGAGTTTAGCGCTTATTTTACTGGAAAATACACACTTGAAAGTATATGCGGTATGCTCGGAAATGTTCAGAGAGAGAGCACACTTAATCCCGCTCTTAAAGAAACATTAAGCACCTCTAGTGGGTGGGGGCTTATTCAGTGGACACCGTCAAGAAATCTTACTGACTACGCAAGTGCACAAGGTAAGGACTGGAAAGATGGCAACTTACAGTGTCAACTTATTAATGCCGAAGTACTTGAAGGATATGGCGGCCAATGGATACCAACTCAAAGGTATCCGTACACAGGACAACAATTTTCACAGCTTATGGATGTTGAGGAAGCGGTCAAAGCTTACTGTTTTGAAAGAGAACGAGCAGGGGTTGTAGCACTCGATGAAAGAATACAAAATGGAAAGAATTGGTATAAATATTTGAGTGGTGCACCAACACCAACACCATCAACAAGAAAGCATATGCCTATTTATATGATGTTACACAGACGATTTTAAAAAAGGAGAATGATAGATGGCTAAATTATCAAAAGACGAACTAGTAGAAAAAATAAAAAAATACGTTGGTGACAGAACGGACGACGAAACTATTGAGATTATTGAGGACATTTCAGATTCTGTTGACTCATCCGATGCAGATGAATGGCAAAAGAAATATGAGGAAAATGATAAAATGTGGAGAGATAAATACATCTCACGCTTTTTTGAAAAGACGGAAAACGATGAAATCATCACACCGACAGAACATGAAGAGGAAGAGAAAGAGTATAAATCTTTTGAGGATTTATTTGAAGAGGAGGAAGATTGATGGCCAGAATAATTGCTAAAACAAAACTTGACGCACGCTCTATTGACATTCTTAATGTTATCAGAAATAATGCGTCATACGCTTATCAAAAAGATGTACCAAAAATAGAGAAAGAACAGGACATACCAAAAGTTGGTGAAATCCTTTTTGGAAATCCAACACACTCTAACGAATTTATAAACGCTTTAGTTAATAGAATAGCGTTAGTGCGTATGCAGAGCGCAACCTTTAACAATCCTTATAAGCACCTCAAGAAGGGCTATCTCGAATTTGGTGAGACTGTAGAGGATATTTTTGTCGGAATTATCGATGCTGTAAAATATGATGCTGAGAAGGGTGCTAGTAGAGAGTTTAAACGTACTCTTCCTAATGTTCAGTCAGTCTTTCACGTGACTAACTGGCGAGTAATGTATCCAATTACTATTGAGAAACAGGCTTTAAAACGTGCTTTTACATCTGCTGAAGGTGTAACTAATCTTATTACATCAATTATTGATCAAGTTTATCAGTCTGCTGAATATGACGAATACTTACTTTTTAAGTATCTGCTCATTAAAGCAATTTCTCACGGTAAAGTATATCCGCAGCCGATTGATACTACTGACATGGATAGTGTGGCTGTAGCTTTTAGAGGGAAATCAAATTTACTTCCTATTGATATGACAGGTAGATTTAATGAGAGTCATGTACAGAACAACACACCTATTGATAAACAGTGTATTTTTATGGACGCTGATTTTAATGCTAAATTTGATGTTAAAGTACTTGCTAGCGCTTTTAATATGGATAAAGCAACGTTCATAGGAAAACTTCATTTAATTGATGATTTTGCGTCATTTGACAATGAAAGATTTGAAGCTATTAGAGAAGAGTCGACAGGACTTGAAGAAGTGACAGCAGATGAACTTGCCCTTATGAAAGATGTTAAGGGAGTTTTGATTGATGAGGAATGGTTCCAAGTTTATGATAACTTATTAGAATTTGACGAAACACATGTTGGTAGTGGATTATATTGGAATTATTGGTTACATTGTTGGAAAACTATATCTTATTCACCGTTTGCAAATGCCATTGTTTTCGTTGATAGTGGCGCAACAATTGCCAAGCCTTCAAAAATTACTGTTGAAATCACAGGAAAAGACATATCTGAGGTTGGTACTATCTTTACACTTAATGTTCAGGATGACACAGCTACACTTGCACCGAATTCAGTTAATTTTGTTCAGACAGAAGCTCTTACAACAGAGGGTATTGCCGTTCAGAAGTATGGTGCACTTGTAATTCCATCAACAAAATCTTCATCAGAAATTACTCTCGTAGCTGATTTAAATGGAACAACCTACACAGGCGCTACAAACATCACTGGCGCTAGTGCTGTAGGTGATACAGTCGTATTAAATAAAGGATGATGAAATATGTACATAGTACCCGATAGCGAGGTGTACATGCTGAGTGGAGTACCACTTTCCACTCAGCAGAAACACACAATTTATTTTTCAGATAAGAAAACACAGAAAGATTATTTTATTAGTAAAGCCAAAAAGCATTTTAATAAAGTAACTTACAACAGAGTTAATAAAGGTAAATGTCGTTTACAGGCTACAGCAGATGCGTTATATGACTGCAATTACATGATGTTTCAAAACTCGGCTTTCAGTACTCGCTGGTTTTATGCGTTTGTGACAGGAATTGAGTATATTAACAATGTTACGGCAGAAATAAGCTTTCAAATTGATGTTATACAGTCTTACTGGTTTGATATTGAAAGAAAAGAGTGCTTTGTTGAACGTGAACACAGTTTGAGCGATAATATTGGTGAGCATATATTACCCGAAAATGTGGAGTGTGGCGAGTACGTTTACAACGATGATATACAAGTAATTGGGTTAGGTTCGTTGAGCACATGTACCATGGTACTACTTGCTACCACGGGGGGTTATATGTACGATGGTGTATATAGTGGGTATCAAATAAAAGCCTTTTCAAACACTGAGGCAGGAAGTAACAATCTTACCACTTTTTTAAATCAGTACTTGGAAACACCTAATAACATTTTGGCTCTGTACACTTGTCCAACTGACATACTCCCTATTGAGGTAACGGACGAAGGTGTTAATATTACATTCACTAGTCAAACTAATCCGATTAATGTAACTGGCACACCAATTAGTAATAATGATACAATAAATGGCTACAAGCCACGAAACAATAAGCTTTATACATACCCCTACAACTTCAATGAAGTAAGAAATAACTGCGGCCAGACATTAATTCAAAGATATGAATTTTCAGAAAATCTTACACCATATTATAACATAGTCGGCAATATGACAATGCCTGTACAGGAAGTATTAAGGCTTGACAGGTATAAAGCTACAGAAACCACAGGCACAGACAGAATGGATATGACAGAAACAATTACACTTGACAGTTTCCCTTTATGTTCTTGGAATGTAGACGCATTTAATGCGTGGGTTGCGCAAAATACTGTACCAATTACAATTAACGCTATTCCATCTGCTATTCAGACAGCTGTCGGAATGGTAACAGGACAGTCAAGTAACTCTGCGTTAGGCAGTGTACAAAATATATTAACCAACGCCTACACAGCAAGTATATCTGCTAATGATGTTAAAGGCAATTACGCAACTAACAACGCACTTTTTGGTAAAGGTCAAGTGTGCTTTATGGCTCAGCGTAAATCTATTACTGCTGATTATGCCAAAGCTATAGACAAGTATTTTGATGTATTTGGATATGCTTGCCACACAACAAAAATACCTAATGTATCAAGCAGACCTCACTGGAATTATACAAAAACTGTTGATTGTACAATCGTAGGCGGTGCGCCTAGTGACGATATAGCCTTGATTGAAAGTTATTTTAACAAAGGAATAACGTTTTGGAAACATCCTAGTGAGGTAGGAAATTACTCACTTGATAATTCAGTTTAGTAGGAAGGGAGGATAAAATTGAGTAAAGCGAGAAAGGCAAGACGAAATAAAGAGCGAACTTCTTTTGGTGACAGTGTGTTTTATCAGCTTTACACTTTTGACCAATATTTAGACTTATTTACAGAAATAGCAATTAGCTCGTTTGAGTGGCTCGGACTTCCAAGCACTGTAGATGCGAGATTTATAGAAGTTGGACTGTACGAGGATAGAGCTATGTTGTATTTTAACGATGAAGTCATGGGAAATCTATGTCTGAGGAGTATACTTGGCGGTCAGCTCGATGTTTACAATATCCCACTTGATCGAAGGGCTTTCGCTTCTAACGGCTATCAACGTGTATGTGGAAAAAGTGACAGTGTTATCATATGGGATAATATGACGCATTGGTGCTGTAAAGATAAGATGACTATATATGCAAAGAGACTAGCCGAACTTGATGCATCCATTGACATAAACTGTAAAGCTCAAAGAACACCTATTTTAATTAAGGGAAGTGAACAACAACAATTAGCTCTACAGAACGCTTATATGCAGTATGATGGCAACCAACCAGTTATTTTTGCAAGTAATGATTTCATGGAGGGAGACACTGGCTCGTTTGGTGTGTTCACAACAGGTGCGCCATATGTTGCAGATAAGCTGTATGAATTAAAGGTTAATTTATGGAATGAAGCTCTTACATACTTAGGTATAACAAACATAAGTGTTCAGAAAAAAGAAAGAATGATAAAGGACGAAGTGCAGAGACTACAGGGTGGTGTAATGGCTAACAGATATTCAAGGGAATTTGCTAGGCAACAGGCATGCGAACAGATTAACGAGATGTTCGGCACTGAAATTAGCTGTCACTTCCGTGATGTATTCAATCAGAATGATGACAGGAAGGAGGATGACAATGAGTAAATATACAACACAAGTCAGATTTATTTGCGAAACATGTGCAAAGCTTACAGAGTCAACAGGATTTAATGACATTGAAGATGTACTGAATAAGTCTTGGAACATAATTTTTAGTGACTTCCCTATTTTTGACGAAGAATATAGAGCGGAGCTTTGTAAAAAAATCTTAAGGCATTACTATAGTCGAGAGATTTGTTGTGAAACTGTAGGAAGATGGAAGTTGTTTCTTAGTGATAAGATGAAAAACCTCATGCCTTATTATAACCAGCTTTATAAGAGTGAATTGTTAAAAATCCAACCGTTAGTTAGCGTGGACAGGAGTGTTACACATGAAGGAAGCGGAAGCGAAACCAAAACCACTAACAGAAATGGGACTAACAGCAGCAACTCGAGGGCTGATGGAAGTACCGATACTTGGAGCTATTACAGTGATACACCACAAGGCGGTATTGACGGACTTGACAGTAATGATTATTTAACAAATGCCACACATAATTTAGGTACTGATGGTACTATTAGTACGCTCAACGGTATTACTATTGATAATGAGACAGGAACAGGAAACAGAAGCGACAACTATGTTGACAAAATTTTAGGTTATGAAGGTAATCAATCAGAAATGTTACTAAAGTTTAGGGAAACGTTTTTAAATATTGATATGATGATTATTGACGAGCTTAAAGATTTATTTTTTACTTTATGGTAAGAGAAAGAGAGAATAACATGAATGAAATTAAAACAATACCCCCTTTTAATTGTAATTCAATTTTACCTTTACTTTATGATGATAGTTTAAGTTATTATGAGATATTATGTAAATTATCAAATAAAATGAACGAAATAATAGGTGAAATAAATACAGAATTTAAAAATACAATTGACGAAAAAATAGACATTTATTTTAATAATTTAATGATAGATGCTATTTATGACGAAAAAACCGAAACAATATATTTAAAACGCAATTATATAAGCGGTGGGGATAAACATATATATGACATTCCCAATAAAACAATGAATATTATTTAAAACGGAGGGTTCAAAAATGGAAAATATATTAAATTTTTTCAAAATTAATGATACTATATTAAGTATCGAAGATAAAAAAGCACAAACCCGATTAGATGCGTTATCGGATGTCGCTTCAAGCGGTAGTTATAACGATTTATCTGATAAACCAACAATTAGTTATGACCAGTCAACGTCAACTATTAGTTTTAAGAATTTTTAACCTAAAGGAGAATTTTGTATATGAAAGAATTTGATAATATAAATATATTGGGTACAGATATTAAAGTTAAAGACGCAACAGCAAGAAACGATATAACAAATTTGACTAAAAAGCTTGATACTACAAACACAAAAGTTTCTGATTTACAAAATCAAATAACTCTAATACGTGATAGGTATTATATCTTCATTAGTGATAGTTACGGAGATGGATATACGCCCGAAGGCACGATTAAGAACACATATATAAATCAAATAATAAATAAAATAAATCCAAAATATGCAGTTAATCTACATAAGGGTGGAGCAAGCTTCTCTAATGTTGACAATAACTTTTTATCATTATTAAAAAATGCGAACATAGAAAATAAAAATAAAATAACGGATATTGTTGTGCTTGGTGGGTATAATGATAATGGGTATCCGTTAACACAAATAATGTTAGGTATAGATAGCTTTTTTGAGTATGCAAAAACAAATTACCCGAATGCATTAATTACTTTAGGTAATGTTGGATATTCAACACATTCTGACCAAATAACAAACCACGTTAAAGTAACTAACGCATATAGTTTTAAAAGTGGCACAAATGGCGGTGTATACTTAAATAACTGCGAGAACATTTTACATTCTACTGATTATATGGCTAGTGATGGTTTCCATCCTAATCAAGGCGGACACGATAGACTAGCTAACTATTGCTATGAAGCATTAATAACAGGCAGTTGCACACCAACATTATCTAATGTAGGGCACACATTATCTACCACGGAATGGAAACCTAATACTAACAATACTTTTATACTTGAGCAAACTAATAATATAATTTCATTTAGAATAAACGGAAATTCATTTACACATACTAGTTCTTTTACTTTTAAATGTGATGGTACATGGTATTTATTAGGGACATTTAAAAACTCCAGTATTATGGGCGGTAATTATTATTTTACTAATACAACTGTGCCTGCATTTTTTCAATTAGATAACAACAGTTATGTATCTATACCTTTAATGATATCGGTATATGAAAAAGGGCTATATGCTTCGACATTAATCACAACAACAGATAATTATGCAACTTATAAGGTTAAAAAAATTGTTACACCA